TCCTTATCTTTTTGTGTTTTACGCGCCTTAGCGGCCTCCAATGAATGAATTTGATCCTGTGCGTCAGAATACTCCTGCCCTTCTGTTGTAGCGTATGGACCAAAGGCGGGCGCTCGTATAATATTTTGTGGGGTTGCAGATACTTCAAATAACGTCTTACCTGCCTTACTTTCTTGTTCTCCTTCAATCAATGCCTTGGTGCCTTGATATGTTTTCTTGAGTTGGCTTCCACCAAAAGCAGGCACTACTTTAAATAGTGGATCAGACAACCCTTGTTTTGTTAATAATCCAGATCCGACTCTCGTTGGGTCGCCTTCACCAAATAACTCACTACGGGTCATTTTACCTACTCCAGGAATATTAGCACCTTTCTCTGGATACAACCCAGATACCGTTTGTCCTAAAGGTACGTTTGATAAAATCTCCCCTGCTAAACGCCCGCCAACTTTAATGCCTTTTCCTAAGACACCTTCATCTTTGGCTTGATTTTGGAATCCTTCAATTAGGGCGTTTATTGGATCAAAGGTAACATCCGATCCGCGCACTTGTTCAGCCACTCTATTCATTAAATAATTAGCCACAAATAACGTAGCAAGACCGGCAAAATCACGACCCTTGACCATATCTCCCATTACATGCCATAAATTGCCTACCTCTAATTGAAATGGCGCCACGAATTGAAATATTTTTGATTTTTGTATTAGTGGTACCTCCCCAATTCCTCGACCAGCAACCAAACTTCGGGTTATATCATCAGCATATTTTACCGGGTTAGCTATCTTTTCAGCAACCGCCTTCTCATAATGTGAGTTCCAAATAAATTTAGTTCCTACCTCATCCAACACCCCAACCATCCACGCGGCAAATTTTTTGGTATTAGCTAAAATTCCAGTGTCAAATTTATTATATAAACTATTACTATATCTTTCCTTAATAAAGCTAGACATCCTCATGGCGTCATTCGGTTGGAAAATCTGTGCCAGTGTTTTTGTTGCTCCAGGGATTGAGTATTGTTTCGCACTGGCAATGCCTTGTGGTACATTAAAAATTTGAGAAACAGCCGAGCTTAAATTACCCAAAATGGCATTGGCCTTAACTCTATTATTAAGCCAATTTATTACACCAAACGTTTTTCGGCCACCTGGTATAACTTTTTGAATGAAGCGGTCAGCGGCATTACTTTTACCAGACAGATCATTAGAAAAATCATGTAAAAACTCAATAAAATTATTGATATTTTTTGATCCTTCTGTTTTTTCTGCCAACTCTCTACCTAGTTTTCTAAATTGCCCTATAAATGGGTCAATGTTTACCGCATAGGAGGCTGACGGTACGTAATTAAGGAAACCACCCACCGCGTCGCGCGTACTGTCTTTTAGTACCCGGCGCTGAGCAAACGCTAACCATTTTGATCTAGGAGTAGTAAAATCTGAAATACCAGCAAGTTTAGGAGATATACCGGCTGGATTTTCAAAAATATTCTTCAATGCTCCCAGCCCAGTCGTTAGTTCTTCAAAATGCCTAAAATAATCTTTCCTTTTTGGAATTATCTTATCTGGGTTGTTTGGATAAATCTCTTTACGGACGGCATTAACCTGATCCAATAATGTATCATACCTCTCCCTAAACCATGTTGCCGCTTCCTTTATTTTTTTACCTTTTTCTATCCCAAATGACGATAATAATTCTCCTTCTTTGAGCAAACCTTCCCCATAATCCATCACTGCCGCACTTTCCTTACTTCCTTTCTTTATACCCAACCCTTTGACAATTTTCTGATCCATCTCATCCAACAATCCTTTCTGAAAATCTACATACTTACCTTTAGCGGCGTCAAACGGATCAAGCAGTGTTTTTTTAATTTCTTGATATTTATCACCAAAGACATGTTTGAAATTTCGATAAACATCCCTAGTATGGGCCTTAAAACCACTTATATCCTTAAATTTCTCGGCTGTCTCTAAGATATTAGGTGGTGTTGCAAATTTCTCTGCCGACCCATGACTAATATCATTTAGGTCATTTATTACGGCCGCCCCTCGTGCCTCACCATGGTTTAGGACAGGTTTTGTGATACTATCAGAATATGAAACATTATCTAATTTTGGCGATTTCAATACTTCTTTCTTCTCTTTAATAACACGATTTGGATTGCGGGACTCAAACGGCAATTCATTGTTTATCTTTGGTTTAATTATTTGCTTCTCCCCCGCTACCCTTCCAAGTAAATTAGGATTTTCTTTTACTAGACGCTGGCGGAACATATCAAATATCTCATCATCGGATTTATCAGAATAGCCAAAAATATCCTCTGAGCGCGGATCATAACCCTTGACATTCTGAGTGAGTTTTTTAAAGGCGGTTACATCACCACTTTGGATTATTTCTTTGGCGCGAGGGCTAAGAAGTTTCGGATCTTTGACGATCTCGGCAAATCGTTCATAGTTGGCCTGTTGTTGACCAGGAAAGTCAAACTCTCCAAACCTTTGCATATCGCTCTTGGCGGCATTTATCTCGGCTAATTGGTACTTTTGAATCTCAAGCGCCTCATCTGCTTTGGTAGAGATGTTTCTAAGTAAAGCGTTCTTTACGGCCTCCGGTCGGTTGACTGTGGTTAGTTGTCTAGCAATATCCACTATCTCATCATCCGTATGACTCTTGAGCATTGGTTTAATTAAATCAAAAATTTCATCGGCATTTTTTGATCGTGCTACTAAAGTGGCGGTATTTTTACCGCCTCCAAATGGTGACAGGTCTAAACCGATTGATCCAGCGATAAACAATGGGGCTAGAGCGAACGATTGGCCCCTGGCTGAGTCTGGATCTATCCCGGCTTTTTCTAGGGCTGTCTGGACGTATTTTTGAGCTGTATCGAGTTTAGTAAATACACCCTTGATTGGCTCCTTACCAAAAACTATTTTTTCAAACTTTGTTTTTGGTTCGTAGACGAATCCTTTATCTTTGCCGGTAAATAAACTTTCAATTCCAGATATCGCCTCACCGGCAACAGAGGTAATGGCGCGTTGTGGCGCCTGTAAAATTGATCCACCAAACTCAGCCACTTTTTTAAGTCTTTCTCCGGTATCAGTTTGTGATTGATAAGCCTGGGTTTTCTCAGTATCAGAAAATGGCCTAAAATCCTCTAAGCCCTGAGTTTTTAATAAATCTTTTTCTAATTCCTGGACCTTCCCAGTATTTCCGCGCTTGATCAACTGCTCCCGTAGGGCTGGATCTATACTATTGTCTTGCACATCACTACCAGAAAACAATTTTTTGATTTTACTACCAGTATCTACCAGGGTATCTTTTACGGCCGGGATGATATAGTTAGCCGTACCCTGTTTTGGATCAAGGCCCTTAATCTCCCGTTGTTTCTGTAAAATTTTACCTCTAGCTTCTGCGAGCGTTATCTTGCCGTTTTTATAATCCTCAATAACGCGCCACTCAAAACCTACCTTGCCAGACTGTCGCTCATCCTTAGTTGGCTCTCTACCAAGGATTTTACTAATAATACCTTTGTTATCATCTAGGTATTGCAGGTTGGCCTTGTTTGAAGTACCTCCTAAACTAACAGGGATGATATGATCCCGCTCAGCATTTGGCTTAGTCTTTCCTAAAGCGTCTTGTGATCTGGTAGAGGTAACAAGTTTATTAGCTGGCAAATTAAATTCTCCCCCTCCCAAAGAATCAGAAAATTTAAAGGTAGTTGGTTTGGCTGGTTCAACTGGCTTTTTTACTGGTGGTGCCACTTCTTTTTTTGGGGCTGGTTGTGTTTTACCTCCACCAAAAAACAGGCTATTTACATTGCCAGTTGGCTTGGTTTTTACTTGTGTTTTAGTGGACGGGCCACCAAACAAATCTTGAAGCATAATTTTTAATCAAAGGGGCCTCCACCTGTTTCAGTGGTAGTGGTTTTTTTAGGTTCTTTTTCAGTGCCGTAACTTGGATTATTAGGATTTCTATATCCTTTCATTTTGGTATCAAAAACAGTTGGGCTATTGCCGTCTGCGATCCATTGGTTACGGATTAAGATATAATCTTGGGGCGACAACTTGCCATCTTCACCAAGCCATTGATAAGGTTTGCCATTTTTAACGCCACTATTGATACCGTTGATAACGGTTTGTAGTGGATCTGCTTTTTTTGGTGTTGGGCCTTTAGGTGGGGCTTTAGTTTTTGCATACTGCCCCTCAGCGCCAAATACCTTAATTTGTTCATTAAGTGGTTTGTTTGGATCAAGTTGTTTTGGTACCATAATCAACGTGCCATCTGGTGTAACAGTTGGGCTATAATCCTGCAAATTATCTTCACCTGGGATGTCTTTTTCTACTGTTTCAATCTGGCCAGTGCGTGGATTGGTACCATAACCAATAATTTTATTGCCGATGGTTTTATAGGTATAATCAATTTTCTCTCCGGCTTTTTTGTTGTTGTTCATGATCTGGGCCAGGGTAAATTCATCATAGCCGGTACTGTCCAATAATGTTTTGAGTTGATCCGGTGCTTTGGCTTTAAGATCATCATAACTGACACCACTTTCTCCCAGGGCTTTCAAACTATCTTTAGCAGATAATTTGGCCTTATCTACATACTCCTGATAGGCGGTGATATTACCCAAAGCCTCATCTTTTTGGGCTTTTACTCGATCAGCTGTGAGTTGATCAATCTTATCCATCACTCCCTGAATTTTCATATTGCGCTCAGCATTGATAGACGCCTCCTCTTGACTGTTAATTTTTTTAACCTTATCAGTTTGAGAAAAGCCAAAATCAGATCCCATGAGACCGCTTCGAGATTGTAACGCTCGGTTTTGTCCTAAACGATCAGTACCTCTCACTTTTGCTTCTGAGATCATCTGATCAAATGCGCCATTAATAGCGTCAATTCTTGCTTGTTGTTGTTTGCGGATTTCTTCTCTGATGGCGGCTTCATCTACGGCGGTCTTATTTTTCCTATCAGCCAAAAACTGACTTTCATTCATAAAAGATGGGGCGGTTGTACCAGTGCCGGTATCATTTGTTTTTGGTGTGCCATCGGCGTTAAATCGTGGGGTACGTTCAATATAGCCACTTCTTTGCAATGTAGGTTCACCACCAAGATATTTGTTTACTTCATCTTCTGAAACGGTTATCTCCGAGTCAGCCAAGTTCGGGTTGTAGTATGTTTTTGGCATATATTTTGTAAAAATTAATTATTCAATCGATGGGCTGGAAGGTTAAAACAGCCCATCTCAGAATACTTAATCTTGCGTGTCTATATCCTTAGTAGCTTCTTTCTAGCTAGAAAAACCAAATGTTCTTGAGAATTAGTGACCTACCCGCAGAACCTCCACCTCCACCTCCACCACCGCCACCCTCATTGTTTTGTCCAGTACCACCTGTTCCATTGGTTCCACCGCCACTTGCGGCTGTACCATTTGAACCATTACCTCCCGCTGTTCCACCATTTCCACCATTCCCGCCCGCAGATATAAGACTACCGCCTCCGCCACCACCAGCTCCTCCTTGTGCCGCACTTGAAGCCCCTACATCTCTCCCATTGCCACCATTACCCCCAGCACCACCGGTAACTGTAATTGTTCCAGTAAGAGCGGTTGATGAGTTATACAAAAACAAAACATGTCCGCCACCTCCACCACCACCGCCACCGCCGCCAGATGAAGCTGAACCAGCGCTTGGACTAGTACCGGCAACTCCGGCACCGCCATCAGCCTTTATTGTTCCCGTAAAACTTGTGACTCCACCACACTCTAAGAGGACAGCACCACCGCCACTACCACCATTGCCACCAACCCCACCAGTTGAATCACTACTGGCACCTCCACCGCCACCGCCTCCGGCCGCTCCGGGGGTTAAAAGGAAACTGCGACCATACAAAGTATTGGTTGAGTTAGTATAAAATGTTGATAGACTCTTTGTGCCTCCTGTTCCGGCCGCTGGCGCCCCTCCGCCAAGAGTGCCAGCCGCTCCCAAAGTTCCACCATGAGTAGTAAGACCATCGCCTGAATCAAAATCAGAAGTTGTGGCAGAGGTTCCGGCGGTACCATTACCACTTGTTCCTCCCGGACCACCCACACCGGCCATCGAACCAAATCCTCTGGCGTCAATAGTTCCTGCGATTGTACAATCCCCCAACACACGAATAATTGCCACCGTACCATAATCAGATGACGTAACTAATTGTAAGACTGCGCCAGCCGAGATATTTAATGAAGAATAGTTTTTAATTAGATATGGTGAAGTGGCCGCGCTAACAGTAGTTGTGCCAGATGTAATATTTAATGCTCCGTCAGAACCATCCCCGCCAAACTTTCCCCAAGCTCCTAGTTTTCCATTTGTGCCAGCAATTGGGATCTTATTTGTTGCAGGGGTTGAGGTAGCAATAAGATTTACTAAAGTTGAAGTGTTAAGTATTATTCCATTTTCCCCATTCTCAATAGAGGACGTAGAAACTGTTTTTTGATATAAGTAACCATCCGCCCCAAATGCCATCCCCATGGTTGTGGACGCATTAACGTGAATTAAAGAATCAGTCACGCCGATTGCTCTTGTGCTAGAAGCCTGTAATTGTGAAATAGAAGAAGAAGTAAAATTGTAAGAATTAGTAAATCCATCAATTGACCATTGTAAATTTAGGCCATTTTGACGAATACCAAACAATGTAGAAGAAACGTAAATTGTATTTGTGGCAAAGGTTATTCCCCCCGGTGTAGTTTCTTGACCATTTAAAATTCTGCTTAAGATTGCCAGTTGTGGAAAATTGGTAATTTTTACCACCGCCCCGCGTCTATGTTCATGCTGTAGGGTAGCCACGTTGGTTTCGCCATCTACAATATCAATACCACGAGTGTTGATAGTACAAGTCGTGCCGGAACAGGTTGCCAAGATAAATTCTTCATTGGTCGTACCCTCATCAATAACAAACCCATAGTAGCCACTAAGGCTTCTTGATTGTTTGTCTGTGCCCCGTATCAAGGTGAATGTTGAGGTGGAAGTTTCGGTTAGTTTAGTTGCGAGTGAGTCAGTATAGAGGGCAACAACCGTGGGAATAGAGGCCCCGATTGTTTGATTGCTCAAACACGCCTCAAGGGCTATATTTTGATTATACAAGCCGGTATAACCTGAAATACCACAATATTTAGCCGCCGTTGCTCTCTGAGCTACAGAGGGCAAATTTAAGCCTCTCTCTTGATAATAATTATAGAGCGAGGCTGAGGCGCCGCTTGCCAAAAACACTCCCAATGATATGGCGAGCGTCAGTATGTATCTTTTGAAATTTGACATATAAATTAAATTAAGTTAATTATTGACGATACCTTTCCGGTAATTTATTGGCATAGAGTCTGATATCCCTGAAATTCTGCTTACTTAGGGATAGGTAGCCAAGTCCCTGCGGTACAATTCTTATCTTTACTTTTTGGAATTTGCCAATAATATTTGCCCTTAGCGCGCGGACATAGGTATAAGCGTAAATACCATCGCCACCGCCGCCAACTTCCTGACTACCAACTGTATGTGAACCAACATAGATGGCCGTGCTATCAACATAATCTCCAGTGCCTTCAATCGTGCCAATTTCGGTATAGCCTGAGTTATCCGGATTGAGATACACCTTGTAGCTTTGATTGACATCAATCAGTCCTTCGAGCACCAAATCCTTACACTTCTTTAGGTTTTCAATAGCAAGCTGAGTCAAGTTGCCCTCCCAGTAGGCATTGATACTGGCGTCATCATCATCAAAACCTGAGAATAGTGTCCAAACATTATCGGTGACAGAATCACCCACAATATAGGTGCCATTGTGAATAGCGGTGCAAGAGGCAAAGAAATCGAGGCGGTCAATGGACTTCCATGTTTTGCTATAGATGAAGGTGGTGTTATTTTGGGTAGAATCCTTATGTCGGCAATGGATCAAAATAAAGTCCTCCCATTCATCCATGACACCATAGTCAAAGCGGTAATCAGAGAAGTCGTAATTAAGCGTTACCGGGGCCGGTATCACTTCCGTAGATCCCCTTTCAAGGGTTAAGAGTTTAAAGAACGGTTTAGTCTGATCGGAAACATCCATGTAGAAAATACCCTTGTCAGTTGCTACCGCGCACCGCCAGTTGGCAATACCAATTTTTTCTCTAAAGATCAGATTGGTTGCGTCCGTATCATCTGCGGTTAAGGTAAGAGCCCAGGCATTTGTTTCATGCAAACAGTATTCAGTGGCGCCGTAGCTTAAAATATTCATGACGCGCCCGCCGGTGTCCTGTCTAAAAACAAAACCTTCTCCGGCCAAGCGAGTACCACTTTTAGTAAAATCGGCAATACCTTCATTGGTTGAATCCTCCCACTGATAATCAGCCGTGCCCACTCCCGGATTAGTGAGAGTATAAGCACCGCTTGTATAGTTGATAGTTCCCGTGCCTCCCAATGATCCGGTTAAAGTACCATCATAGTTGTCGGTATAGACCTCTCCCGAAGCGGTAATCGTGATTTGAACGGCAAAACAGGTTCTCTTGGCCCCACCGCCTTTAAAGGCCAGCGTGCCGGTTAGTGAGGTGGTTGCCTCAGCACTTACAGTTGTATAGTTGGCCGCGTCAATAAATGAGCCATAAACACCGGATTTATCTTGCGGTCTATTCCACAACCACATCCTGTTTTGAGTAATTTTGATATAACCCTTGAAATTATCCGATGAGTTATACATGTCTGAATAACTTGTCGGATTGGCCGTCATGAATTTATATAATGAGCTGTTAGGCGAACAAACCCACATCTGATTGCCGGCCAGTGATACATAGTTGGCAAAAGTAGCTTCATCATCCTCGGCGGCCGTACCAAAGAAATCACTCCCCACTTCTGCAAAATCCTCAGTGGCTGTGTTGTAGTAAAGTAATTTCTTGCCTCGTTTGATATAGATGATCTGGACGTTATTTGTGTTAACAGCAATATGACATCCTAAAATACGGCCCGGACCTGTTTGCACCGTACCTAGTATGGTAGACCCACGACGTAGCTCAATCCGATCACCTTTGGTAATAAAATTTAGGGAATCAGAAGCAGATCCATCAGGGATACTTTCGGCCTCGATGTTATTGATCGTGCCGTGCCTATAGTTTTTAATGACGTATTGCCTCATAATTTAAAATGCGTCGCTAATATCCATGCCGTTTTCATCGGTAGCCAAACCACCATACATGTCATGCAAGGATAGGCCATTTTCTATGGCCCGCTTTTTTAGGCGAGTATTCCATTTGCTCATCAGGCCAATCCATAGCTTGTATTCCACATCCCACATAGGGTCCCAGGCAAAATTACGCTCCGTTTGATCAGCACCATAGAACAATTTAGCCATTTTATAAGGAATAAGCCTGTGAAATTTGGTTGGCCAAACTGGTCCTACGGTCGCCGTAATTTCTGCTGTTTGATAGTGGTAATAGAAGTTTATTCTTTGACCACTTTGGTTGCCCGATAAATAATATTGACTATTAGCCATATCCAAGTACCACATCCGAGCATTGCCGGAAAACATCTCTTGTTGTTCAAAAGGTATTTGGCTTAATGGGGTTTTATCATTGCCAATAATGATATGTATTGGTGATATAAAATCAGCCGGTAGAGATTTGGCGGCGGTAGAGGCTGTTTGAGTGCGATCACATTTCTTGGTAATCTCAAGATCAAGTTCAGACTCAATTTCATCCTTAGCCGCATTGGCCAGGCCCAATTCCAAATCCTCATCGAGCTCATCATTATCTATAAGGCCGTGGAAAGTTGTACGAATTTGTGTACCATTCATAGGATTTATTTATAACGGATTTTGAAATATAGCTTTCTCAAGACGCCAAAGGCTGTCATGCCCATACCTACGAGCAAAATAGCCTGATTGGCAAGTTGCCATAACATCTCTATCGTGTTTTGCCATTCCTGCGCTCCCACGTCTATTTTGAGCCAACCAGCTAACATCACAATTGCGGGTGTGATCGTAATGAGTGCGCCCTTTATAGTTAGGGCAACTTTTTCCGGGTTGGCCGATGAGCCAAGTACCGGGTATCTTCTTACTAACTGCATAGTAGTGGGGTTAAAAATTAAATTAGTCTGCGCGAATTAGGCCCCGATCCGTAATAGCGGCCATTTCTTCTTCTGAGATAGTTTGAATCGCGGCATTTTTGTATGTACCACTTAGGGATTTTAAGAGATCTCCGCCTGGTACTTTTGGTGTACCATCCTCTTTTTTAGAGATACTATCGCCAATTCCCCAGCGTTCATTTGAGGCCATGGCGTGAAGATAGGTAGCTGATTTAGATTTGGTTTTTATTAGGCGAAACATAGATTTTTTTGGATTAAGAGTTAAATAAACTACTTTGGCAAAACCAAAAGGATATTTTTCGTAGAACTTTTTTAGGAATGGTAAATAGGTATCAAAAATGTCATGAATAATTGGAATCGTCTGACTAAAATCAGGTACATTTTCCTCCTGCTCGGCGTACATGGCTTGATGGTTATATAGAGGAGTACCGTTGTTTCGATACAGCAAGGCTCCCTTGTACTTGCCGAGGTACGCACCACCAACGCAAACCACCACCGTGCCGCGTTTGGTGGCCTCTTTAAGTGATTTATTATCTTCTGGAATATCTTCATAGTTAAAGGTGAAGAACGGCTCAAGATCAGGTCGTTGTTTCAAAATCTCAGCTGATAGATCATTACAGAATTGCAATGCAAGATCCTTGATCTCTTGAGGGATTGTGGCAAAATATTCTTCCTCACTCATGTCCTCACGAGTAGGCCAGTGCTTCTCACCAACAATGCCGCCGTTGCGTAGGGTTTCAAAAACCTTCCATTGTGAGTTTCCTCTCCCAGCTACCGTGCCACTCATGACAGCTAAGAACCGGGCTGATAATTTGGCTTTGCCAAATTCATCAAGCATGCCAAGTGTTTGCAAAATTGGTCGGATGGCGGGGTTTACTGTCATTAAGTAGTTGAGCAAGGTTTCAAGTGCGTTGACCAAGCTCTCACTGACACAGGAAAAAGGATCAAATTTACTAGTAGCCTGTTTGTTTGGTGTTGGTAAAAAGCTAAGCCACTTTCCAAGCTTATTGATAATGGGCCAAACTCTCCCAGCGCCAAATATCCAGTTTTTTGCCTTTTCTTTGGCTGGATCTGGTACTACACCACCAACATATAAAACCTTAAGGGCTTTTTTGACCTCCTTTGGTAGTGAGTGTTTTTTACCGGCCTTAAGATCCGGACAATTTATCCGCCAACAATGGGGACAACTATTTTTATGTCGGGGCATAGGAATAAGAGTTAAAAATTAATAAAATTATTGGTGGTCGGAGGTTTCTTTTCAGTCTTTCCCCTCCGCAAAAGACTGTAAGAAACCTTGATTGTCGGCTAGTGTTCGTATTCCGTGTGGAGGACCACGAACGCCTGGCACGGGTAGTAGTCGCACTTGTAGCGAGTGAAGATTCGGCCGCCGGACAGGGCGACCAGATGGCCCTTGTGGCACTTCGGACACAGCTCTTTCGCCTGCGGCAACTTCACGGCTTCCTCCTACTAGTGGTTGGTATAAAGAACGAGGCGTTGACACTTCGGACAGCGATAGCGGGTGAAGACCGCCAGCACGTCCACGAGCACGAGCCACGGACTCCAGCACTTCGGGCACGACTTCTTGACCATTGATTATCCCTCCCCCGCCGTAGTGAAACGACGGATTATCAACCTGTTAAGGTGTCGGTGCAAGGTGGCTTGCACTAAGACGGGTGAGGGATAAAATAACTATTTAAGTAAAAACGTATCTCTTATTAGCCAGAACACAAACCCAACCAGTAGTAGAAATGAGACTATCTGTACTAACCAAATTGGTGGTTCTTGGCGCATATTATTTTTTTGCTCTTAATTCTTTGCCTAAATTATCAATGGCGGTTTTTACCTCGGAGATAGAGGCGGTTAGGATATTGTATTCAGTTCTAGTAGGCACATCCCTCATTTGTGCGGCCATATCCTTCTGATTTTCCCTTATTTGGGCTATCTCAGCGGTTTTAGTGGCTACAAACCACACAATGATTAATAACCCAGATAACATTCCCACAACCGTTACGGTTGGAAGGTATGATTTAGTTAAGTCTCTAAACTCTTGTGTCATATTTCTCCTTAAATTAAATTAATCATTACCCACCACAGCCCCGCTCCAATAAAAGCCGAGGCAGTGATTCCGGTAAATAGGTTAAATAATAAATCTCTAAAGTCTTGCATATTAGCTTTGTGACTTAACAAAGACATCAATTTGTTCTCTGGTTGGTTTGGTAGCTATAAACTGTTCTAGGGCGTCAGCTTTTTGTTTTACAATCAATTGATTTGAAAACTCCTCTAACAACCCTGGCTTGGAAACTAAATCACGCACTGTTTGAGTTTCCCAAATTGCATTTCTACAAAGCCAAATATCGCCAATTTGTTCCTTGTTCTTTTTGTCTGTTATGTCGTTTCCATGTTTTGCGCAAAGCATATAATTATAAATTAACTACAAGACGTTGAAGTCGTGATTGTAGGTGTTATTGAATTAGTTGCGTATTCTGTAATTGTCCAGCTCGCCCCATTCCATTGACATATTTTCCCCACGCCCGTACCACCAACTGTGATGGTAGCTGTAGCAGAAGCGGTCGAGTTGACTACACTTAAATTTCCAATAGGAGTACTTGAATTGATACCAAGCCTAGTCGCAATGTTTGTGTACCCTGATGTGCCACCGGTAATAGAGAGTGTTGCGCCATTATCCTTGAGCAATGATCCTCGGACAGAGAGGTTGTTTTGCGAATAAATACTTACTCCCGAGCCTACGCCGTAAATATAACCACCGGTATTAGAGAAATTTCCCCCTGTATGCACTATTCCGGCCGTGTCGGCTGTAAAATACGAGCTGGCATATTCTGTATAAATACGATCAAACCTTCCATAACCGCCCACATTAAGGGCGTAGGTATTTGTAGTAGTTCCGATTGAAGCTTTACTAGAAACATATAGATTGGTTGAAGTAACCGACGTGCCTGTAGCATTTGTAAAAGAGAGGGTTGTAAAATTGGCATTAGTGCTAGTAATGCTGGTAGCAGTTAGATTGGTCAAATTAAGCGTTGTAGCGCTTAAATTAGTAAAAAAGGCGTTGGTTGTTGTTAAGGAGGTTCCCGACGCTATGGTGAAGTCTAAGAGACCACTAAGCGTTGTTGTGCCAATAACGACTAATGGATTTGCCGGTGTAGAAGTACCAATACCAATTTTTCCTGCGGCCAAAGTTCCGGTAAAACCGTTTACGGTTCCATCTCCCACCCCAATAATCCCAGATGAAACCCTTGAGATACCGACATCTTTAGCGGCGTTATATAAAGTTGTGTTTCCCCAATATACACCTGCTGTAGAGCCAAAATTGAAGCCTAGACGGCGATTAGGCGGTGAAAGGATAGATAATGCTACTGATAGGCCAGTATCGGCCATAAACGGACCAATATAACTCCCAGCGCTATTGATAGATACTGTCTGTCCACCAAAACCTTTAAGAACTAATAAATCTTGAAGGCCGGCTGAATCACCTTGTAAAAGTAACAGTGGCTTACTGGTATCAGTTTGTTGAATAGTGAGGGCGTAGGCTTGTGAGGTTGTGTTAAATCCAGCCGTGCCATTTTGATTTACTTGAAATAAAGAAGCGTCAGATGAGGAAGTAACTGCGAATGGATTGGTACCAGCCACGCCTTTGACACCTAATTGAGCGACAGGGCTTGATGAATTTACTCCGAGTTTAACTATGTTTGCCAAAGATGAAATATAAAGGTTGGTAGAAGTGAGATTGGTGGTTGAAAAATTTGTATTTGAAAGATTGTCAAAAAATGCGTTTGTTGAAGTAATAGAAGTACCGGAGGCGGTGGTAAAAGTAAGTGTAGAGGCAAACAGGTTAGTAGATGAGGCGTTTATAAATAGCGCGTTGGTTGAACTGATTGATGGTGCCACCAATAACCCCGTTGAGGAGTTGAATGTAAAGGTAGATGTACCGGCAAAGGTGTTATTACTATTAAATTGTACGGCTGTACTAGATCCTCCCGGCGTAGTTGTGGTAAACGCCGGCCATGAGGTGCGACAATCTCCTCCCAAACAATACTGAGTGCTTGAGGGGATATAGGTTGAGCGCGGGACAATATAATTACCTATATTGCGCCATGGATCTAGTTTAAGGACGGTAGAATCAGATCCTACTTGAGCATGTACATTAGGACCACAAAAGAGCGTTGCTATCGCGATCAAAATTGTGGCCCGTCGTATAAACATACTACAAATTAAACTTATTTCTTGGCGGTTTTTCTTTGATAACCGCCTTAGCGATCTGATCAATTTTATTTCCAAGTTGCTCAACATCATCTTTTACGGATTTGATATCTAACGATCCAATTTTTTTAGCAGTCTCATCAATCTTTCCACTAAGTTGAACAACCTCATCTTTTACATTTTTTATGGCTACATTATTTTCCCCACTGCTTTCCTGAATAATAACCCCCGTTTTTTTAGTTATAGCTATATCTAAATCTTGGCTAATTTTAGCTAAAATACTCCCTATCCATACTTTCAATTCATCTAAATTAACATCTTTTGGTTTTGGCAATTTACTTATTGTTTGTTTAATCTCATTGAGATATTTTGCTACTACCGTGATCTGACTTAGTAGATTTGTAATACCAGTTTTACTATTTGATATTTCTAGTTCTAACGGCTCTAAGTTGACAATTACTGGCTGTGCCGGTGGTACTGTCACAACCGATTGCTTACCTTTTTCACCCTTAAGGATTTTTTCTAATTCCTCAGTAATAATCTTTCTCAACTTTTTATAATCAATTTCTTCCCCTCCGCTTCCTCCACCAAGACCTAGTAATGGATTGGGTCGCTCGGCTACTAAATAGGTTTGAAATTGATCCTGGTATAGTGATTTAGTGGTATAGGCCGCGTCTGTATAAACTGAGGTGGTAATAATGATATAAAATCCGTAATTTGCCGGATCTGCCGGGACTCGCCACTCAATAGCAAACCTATGTCCATCTCCCCGATCCTCCAAATCCAGCGTGTCTATAATTTCATCAGTACGCGCGTTTCGTACTACGGCCCGGACATAATAAGTATTGGTATCTTCATGATCCTCCAAACCCCTTACTATGGTAAAAATTTCCCTCGGCCGTAATTGCATACAGGTTATTTCACGGTTGTTAAAATTCTTTGGTTAGCGGTAGTTGTAGCAACCCAAACATCGCCGTAATAAAGATTGTCAGCGTCAATGACGAACGTATTGCTTGGCGTGGTTGAAACCCCTAAACGAATACCAGTATTTACCAAAACAGTAGTAGAGGCGGCTGTACCAGAATCAAAATTGCCTAGATAAATATAAACATCAGCGGTGCCATCATTTTGAATTGAGGCATACTGTCTACCAGAATTTCTAGTTAGGACTTTCACCGGTGTAGAAGTTAAGGCCGTGACTACCGCATGAGTTGGACTACCAAAACGAGTTGTATCTTGAGATCCACCCATAAATGGGGTCTCAAGACCTGCCGCTTGTCGTTGAGCAACAAACTGTTTAACTTGCCAATTTACACTTAGAAAACTGGCTACTCCAATAGCGCCAAGGGCGGCTATGACTCCTACCACTGACCACAAAACTTTTTTCATAGATAAATTTAAATTAATTAATCTATATCTGCCCTCCCGACTAAGAAGGGCAGTATAGGTTAACAATTACCCGACTATTACTAAGTTTTGGTACAGACTAAGGCGGTAGCGGTTAATGCACCACTGTCGCCAATCATCCAATAGGTTCCACTCCATCTAAACTCGACATAGTCGCCGATGTTTTCAACAGAGGCGCCAAAGACAATTTCGTCCTCAGCATCGCAATCAACAACAGCTCCGGCCACAATTAAGGTTCCTTCTATTTCATCCGCGCCAGTCGCGGTTTTTACTGAAGAAGAAACTGATAATGCGCCGCCAACAACCACCCGATACGTTGCGCCAATAATGGCGGTAGAAGTAGCGGGAAGCAGAATGGTGGAAGTGGTACCTGAGATATAAAAGGTTTTTCCTGAATCATCAGATGTCAAAGTAGTAGTCACCTGTGAAACATTAGTGGAAGACTCTCTATAGGTCATGGTTCCATCAAGTTCAAGACCAGTTAAATTGGTCAAGGCTCTTGCGGAACTCATCACGTCAGTGCCATTCACTTGGAAACCATTCTTAAAGTTTTGTTTCCGAACAATAAGGTCTGCTGTAGCAACAGCGCCACCAAATTCTGGACCATTTTCACCCTCAACAACAACCTGATCTTGACCTTCGCCAAGACTAGCTGATTGAGGTGAAATGGTAAGATTTAAGGTGTCAACATGTTCTATAACGACACTTGCGTTTGATCCGGAATTAGCTCTGACAACAAACCCTACGGATAACGCCACTACCGCCACCAGTGCCACGATAAACGCGGCTTGTTTTGATCTATTCATAGTGGTAGTTAGTTGAATTAGAGTAGAGTTTCGTCGATCTTAATGTTTAAGATCTCATTTTTGCCCTGGTTGAAGGTCTTGATACCGTAGACAGACAACATCAAACCAAAGTCGCCGGATTTACCGTTGACTACACCACGATCAAACTCAACTTTTGGATTGATCTGGCAAACCACATCAATAGCCATCTTAGGACGCATAGCCACAATGTGCTGATACTGTCTTGACCAAAGATCAGCCGCTTCTGAGGCTGTTAAGGTTAAGCCACTTGAGGCACCCATGACATATACATCAATGTAGGTAGTACCATCGACGGCCACCCACATTTGTACGGCTCTCTGGTTAGCAGTAGATAAGGACACATAATTTGTGCCATCACCAACACCACCAGCGTTAATAAGAGCCACTAAGTTGTCAATTGTTACTGCGGTAGATGTTGTTTGTAAAATGTTACCAGCCGCAGTACCGATTACTGATTGGAAGGTAAAGGTAATACCCTGGATGGAGATTGTATCTTCATCACTTGGGTTGTTTGCAGGTGTCCAGCGAGCGGAACAGGTCAGTTGGTTAGATAGATATAACTTGAAACCGTTATACTCACCAAGAGAACCAAATTCGGCGGTCTTATCACCAAGCGCAGATTGTTTACTACCAACACGAGACCAGAGTACGCGCTTGAAGAATGGGGAAATCACCATGGCGCGTTCCTCCATTGGGATGTTAGCCATATCGAACTGTTGACCAGCCCAACCAAACACATCATCGATATTGTTTACAGTTAAGTTGATACCACTTCCAGATGAACCGCCAAAATCGCCGTCATCAGCACCAGTATTGGCGTTGACTACTTCGTATAAGAAGCGGGCGTCGATTCTGTTTGCCAAGCGGATACCACCTTCCTCGGCGTTTAGGCGCATGGTGTCGTAACTGTTCTGTTTCTTATCGATATCATCCAGGTACATGTAAATGTCATCCTGGTAGTTAATCGTAAGCTGATCAGAGGTGTAGGACAGATCGTTTAAGGTAGCCGCGGTGCCTTTGGTATAATTTTCGGCCGCTAAATTGGCACGGTACGGACGATCTACTATTCTACCTTTTGTTAAAGTTTCTTCTTCTTTGAAGGAAGCAAGATTCTTAAACACATTGCTGTTGTACAGCTTATGTCCCGCGGTCAAGCTCCATAAGGTAGGAGAGCCGGGGGTAAGTGAATTGCTCATAGTTAAAATTAAGAGCAACTATCCACTATCTAGCGATTGGCATTGGTGCGATAATCATGTGTATTTTTCTGCCATTCCAAGTATTTTGCCTGTTCAGCCCGGGACATTTTTTTAAGCTGTTCCTCGGTTACATTCTCAAAGTCTGTAACTTCGGCGCGGCCCTTGCCCGGTTCCTCAACAGTCTTTCTTGGTTTGTTGTCATGAATCCACTCCAATGCGATCGCGCGTAATGGGGCTGATTCGTACCCTTCCATGAAGGCGAGTTGCTTAAGTTCTTCTTTAACCTTCGGATCTGCCAATTCAGGAAATTCAGTTGATACTTCTGAGAAAGAATCCTCAAACCATTTATCCTCTTGTCTGGCCTTCTCTGCTTCCTGGGCTTGCGCGTCGCGAGCTTTCAGGCTGGCAATAGTTTGGGCCAAGTCCTCGGGGATATTTGTTTGTTTACCGGCCTTTTTAGTGGCCAGCTCAGTTGCTTTGTCCATTAACTCAGCAACAAATTCTTCATCAAATCCGTGTTTTTCAGCTAAAGATTTAGCGATAGCACGGACATCATCAACTTCTTCCTTATTTGGCTTGTCAGAAACTCCCTTGAGCGCGAGAGCGAGATCTGCTTCGGCCTTGGCCAATTTCGCTTTGGTTTCGCCTAACTCGTGTCTCTGCTCATTGAATTTTTTGACAGGTACGGATCGTGCCGGTCTTGTATCCGGCTTGGAAGGTTCTTTTTTGTCCTTTTCTTCTACCTCACCATCTTCATCATCAGATGGTTCGTCATCTTTTTTCTCGGTAGGTTTGGACTTTTCCTTTGGTTCAACTGGCTTTTTTTCCTCAACTGGAGGTTTTGGGTCAGTTGGTTCGGCTGGTTTGGGGTCGACACCTTCAAACGTATCTCCCGGCCTCCGAATCTTCTCAAGCACTTCTAGTGTTTCGGCTGAAACATCAGAGCTGGCTGATCGCTCGCGGATTGATTCCGTCATAAGATTTTATAGACACTTAGTCTTAATCCCGTTAAAAGCTGGGATTGAAGCTGTAAGAGGATTTTATAATGGTCGCCTAGACCGTATTTGATTTTTTATTAAGCGGTTCTGACATTCAAATTATGGGACTTATTGTGAGCAGTAAACTCGCCAAAAGTCTTTTGCAGTTTTTTGTCACCAGTTTGTAGCAACTGACCGGCGGCGTTATATAATTTAAATACTTCACCGGTTTTAGTGAGGCGAGCATAGGGGCTTCGTAGCACCTCAACTTCTTCACCTTCACTACCACTGGCGGCCTCAGCGGCTTCTAACAAGGCTTTTAATTCCTCATCAGACTGTTCACTGGTAAACGCAATGTCCAACTTCTCTAATTTATCCTCCAACTTTTCTCTGGCTGTTTTTGCCATATATTTATTTGATTCTTTCTAGCCCATCTTTCATGGACTGTATCTTTGCCTCTACGGCAAAGAAGTTAATAAATTTGTTATACATGTCTATTTTTTCAAATATACTCTGACGCTTGACTTCTGCTTCAATGAGCGTCGGCCCATACGACCTTCTGGACTTGAGTATATTTTCTAAATCTTGGACTTCTTTGGTAAACTTATCTATCAGCCGTTTTATAAGAACATGCTCGCGCAACTTCTCTAATTCCTCCAGTTCCGGTATGTCATGAATCCACTCCTCAATAAGATCCTGACTCTCCTGATCCAATTCACTCAGATCAACCGATTTTAATTGTGGCAAAATGTTTTCCATATTTAGGCCGGTACGTTAATTGGATTTAATTCTGGCCGTTGGTTTAGGGCCATCTCTGTTTCTTGCCCTGGTTGCATTGGTTGGGATATTGCGGCCATCCTGGACATCCGCATGGCTTCTCTGGTCATATTCTCCATAACGATATTATCGTGGGCTTCTACATAGTCGGTAAGGCGTTTAAAGAGATCTATATCGTTATCCGTGTTGTCATAGGCGTAGTCCAAAATCTTCTGCTGGAAGGCCGTATTGGCGCCCCTGTAGAGTTTTGGTTGTTCACCATTGATGATCTTGTCGATTGATTCGGCCGCATGCAGTAATGATTCGCGGTTTTCGTAGTGTTCGGTGTCCATGGCTTCTTTAATCTGTTCTTCCGAGTAACCACCAAAGCGTAAAATGTTTTCTTTCTCCCATTTACTGGCTTTAGGGTTTTTAAGGACCATTTCAAGCGCGGCCTGTTTATTCTTTTTGGTAGTTTCATCTAGGGCCATCTGAGCCGATCCGCCCTCTACGGAAATATCCATAAGCGGGTTGACGTCTTTTTTGAAAAGGTATTGCCATTCCACGCCTTTGGCGCCGATCATTCTTACTGCTAACTTAGGTGGCATGTTTTCTTTCAATCCCCAGACAAACCGACGGCCAATCGCGGCCCAATTCTTTGAGTAGGATTTATTGAATAGCCCGAGACGATCTGCGACTTGCTGTAAATTGCCTTCATAGATCCCAACCTTCTGCTCATCGGCACTTCCTTGCGCGGAGGCGGTAATACCAGTCTTAGTGCCGGCAATCTGGTCAAGCCAGTTGACGAGGTTGATCGTGCCGTTTAATTGTTTAGTTTCAAAATGATAGATACCGTTTGAAATAGGGGCTATCTTCCACGCGCCGGACTTGGCGGCTACCAGACCATTTGGACGGAAATCGAGCTCTTGAGGATTTTCAAAGAGATCAGGATCATAGGCTCGCTGGCCCCAGTTAGTTTTCTGTCTGTTATCCATTTCTTGATTCGCGAGCACTTGCATGGCGATAGCTATCGGACGCATATCATCAGCCGGGGCCATAGACCAAAAATTGAATTTGTCTCGATAAGCGGCCCAGGAAGTCCATGGATAGAGTTCAGAGGCAAAGAGTACCTTAAGCGGTGATTCACGAATAATGACCTTGCTATCTAAGTGCCAAAATACATACGTCCTCACCCCATTTTTAAGCGTTACTGATTCAACAAAGCGCAACGAGCCCTCACCAGCGTAGTTGTATAATTGATTATTGAGATTTAAAGCTGAGAAGCGGTTTGATTTTTCATTCTGTTGGCTGTCGTTATTGAGCGTTTGGCCTTTAGAAACAAACTCTAGGATTTTACGAACAGCGTCAGATTTATATAGTCCTGCTTTTGCACCATCAATCAGTTGTTTGCGGTTACGCCAGATACAATCTTCACCGGCATAGTTAGCGTCTTCCAAATCTCCCCCGCCCATCGGGTCAACATAGAAATCATAGGGATCAGAAACAGACAGATTAAACTTAAATTTAGGACTTCGTTCGCCATAGGCTTTATAAATCGATCGGCCGTATACGGTATTAAGTTTCTTCCCATCAATATCTTTGGTATCCCAGTCAGCGTCAGAGTTTTTTGAGATAATCTCATACTGAGCTTGCACCATTGCGGCTGAGCGTGTGTCGCTTTCCTCAATAGGCTTAAAGCGTAAAATAGGGGCCTCATCAATCTTTGAGAGTAAAGTGTTTACAAAGCCAGACATTACCGGCAAGGGAATATTAGAGCGTCCTTTAATACTCTTTTTGGTTTTTCCATACAATAAGTCTTCGGTATCGTGCCAATCCTTAACCCGGCCACGCTTATAGTCGTTGCCGTTTTCGTACTCTTTATATACTTGGTCAATTAGGCTCATACATTTATTTTGATAAATCCGACTCTACTAGAGGCAAAGATAAATCCCCTCGGTATAATCTACTGATAGCCTCCAACATCATTTGTTTGACCTCGTTGACATGCTCAATGTTTGGAATAAAGAGATGGCGCATACATTTCTTTTCGCCATTCTTATCGGTAAAAACACAGGTAATCGCCCATCCTGACCGTCCTTCATGATCCATTGGAAATACCTCAGGCACAAAGTCGGTGCCGCCGTTTTTCACTTCATTTTTGATAAACTTCTCTATTTGATCGGCTAAAGTTGGAAATTTAATGTGAAAAAGCCTCATGAAAAAGGCCAAGGTCTTAGCTATTAGGATTTTCAATTTGTCTATATTTAATTTGTACATACTAAAAATTTTTAGCTAACAGTTTGTTTTTGCCGTTTCTGACAGCGGCTAAAATCATACGCGGTGGAAAGGCTTTTACACTCGGATCATGACTGACGTAATAGCCCAGGCGTTTAGTGAGCCAAAAGCTATGTTTCATAAGGAACCGTAGCCAGCCGGGGATATTGTCTTTAAAAAATCGTTCTTTCCAATACTCAATCGCCATCTCATCGGCCATTTGATCGGCGGTTCTCAAATCCTTCTTCATGTCTTTAAATTGTTTAGTTTGACTTACTCCCATATTGATAAAATTTATACGCCGTAATTGGTTGATTCTTCCCAGTCTGTTTGTTTGTAGGTATTCTTTTTTGTCTCCGGTTCGCAGAAAGTGAGCATGAGCGCGTCCACTTTGTTTGGTGATTTAAAACCCAGTTTTTTCATCGTCCGTTTATCCATGATCTGTATCTTGCTTCCCGTGCCAGTCCGGCGATACCGGATTGATAGCAGTTCAACTTTCCACTTAGCCAAGTCAACGAACTCCCCACCTTTCTTAACCCACTCGCGCAACCGCCAATAGGCTTCGGCTCGTAGGTTCAAAAATCTCTCATTCTCTATGGCTGGATCTCCCACATTGACCCCGTTTACTCTAATTTTCTTTGTCGGGCCTTCTGCCAGGGCGATCTCCTGTGGTACATTGGCCCCATCACCAAAGTTGTCTATCGTCGTGTCTTTACCGTCTATTTGCTCCTGTTCAATTAAGGTTAAGGTTTTAGCGGCAATCGTCTTAGGTGTGCTAATTTTCTCAACCGCCTCTAATCTTGCTTTGAAATTATCCCGGGCCGCCCAAACCGTCTCATCGTCCCCTTCACCGCTTGGATCAACGCCCATTCGTTTACCACCAATTAACTCTTTAACACTCGCCTCTTTTAAATCAGTTTCAACCAGTAGTGGCACATAGCCTTGATCATCAATACTGTCTTCTTTTGGAAATAACCCTTGTACACGGATTCTATACTCATCACTGTCTACGCCGTGCTGGTCTGCAATTCTTTTAACAAATTTAGGATTTACCAGTGGACTTTCTTCGGAATTTAAGGAAAATATCTGCCAGTTCGCGCTATCACTGTGGTGGCTGTCATAGAAATATCCCAGTAATCTAGTCGGGTTTGAGATCATGATCACCAAGACTTTATCACCGGTCAGCGCACCTTCGGCCGTTCTAAAAATCTCATCCGGTACACCACTCGCTTCGTCGATTATGAACATCACCCAGTCGCCATGGACACCGGCTAAGGCTTCGGGCGATTCTTTTCTGGCGGTTTTGGCTCTGGCAAACCAGGTGTCAGATCGTTCCTTGACTCGTAAATAACCGGCCGTAAGCTCATACAGCCCTTGAATTGGCTCTGGCATACGTCCGAGCCATAAGGCGAGCTCCTTCCACAAAATATCGTGCATTTGTTCGCTGGTCGGCGCGGTACACGGGATCTGTGCGTCCTTATAGCAGAACAAAAACCATAGAATCAGCCAGGACAAAGCGGTTGATTTACCTACCCCATGGCCCGAGGCTACTGATATTCTGTTCTTGCCGCCGTTTATAGCTTCCTCTACGGCCAAGAGAATATCATGCTGTTGCCATGAGATATGTTTGCCTTTGACAAACTTCTTGTTATCTCGCTCTGGTTCTATTCCCCACATTTTTTTTATAAAGAACAACGGACTTTTTTGCATTTTCCGGTACAGTTGTATATCTAACTCATTTGTCGTCGTCTGGTTCGTCATTGGAATCATCAAACAGTTGACTTAGGGACAACGCGCCAGTAACATGCTTCTTCTCCGGGGCATAGTGCCCTTTGACTTTGTAGGCCATATCTAAGGCGTCTTTTCTTGCTTTATTGTCTGGTGCCCAGAAATATACATGTCGGGCGTGTTCTCCGTGGACTATGCGCCGTACCACGCAATTAGCACTTGCCAATAATTCTTGAATTTCTTTATCGGTTAGTTTGGTTCTTTCTTCCTTAAAACTATCGGCGCCTTCTTCTTCATCCTCATCATCGTCGTCTTTTTCTTCCTCCTCTAACGGACCGAGCGGAAAGGTCATATGATCCAGCCGGTGCGAGTTCATCAGATTAAGGTGTTGTTTGGTTAGGGTTTTATCGTCCAAACCCATCTTCTCCATCAATTCCACAAAGGCCTTACTCTCGGTTAATTTCTTAGGGGTTTTCGAGGTTTTTTTACTATATCCAGCCTCCCTCATGGCCTTGCTGATATTTCCACCATTTTCCACCAATTTTTTAATCGCCTTTTTTTGTTTGTTTGTTGCCATATTTTTCGCTAATACAAGCACAATTCTTGACCTTCTCAAACAGTTCTTTCTCTAACTCAGCCATGATTTTGACTTTAGTCTTAGTAGTTGCCTCTTTTTTAGAGCTGTAATGGATGGTTCCACAATGTCTGCACTTTGAGTTAATTTGCATAACAAAATCTTATTTCTTTTTAGCTGGGTAGCGAGGCGTACGCTTCATCACGCCCGGTGGGCATGGCTTCTTTTTTCCTGCTCCCATTGATTTTGGATAATTCATATAAAAAAACAGCACTAAAAATTAGTGTGCTAGTCAATCGAGTGAGTTACTTGGCGCATATTCCAAGTTAAATTTGATTGAAATTGAGTATAGTAACTATAAAATAAAAAAAAACACAGCCCTATTTTTGGGCTGTGGATAGTCAATTACACCCTATAATTGGCTTATTTCCTGTTATCGCATTAGGCGGTAAATTTCACCTTTCCAATATCGTACAAACCATCTTTTTACTTTCATATTATGGGCCGTGCGCTCCTCACTAAAGTTCAATTTAAACAAATAGAAATTAAGATCCACCCATTTTTTCTCGCCGTGCCGTTTAACAAATCGCCGTCTTGTTTGTAAAAGTTCTCTCTCCCCCTCTTTGTTTAACATAGTTGTAAAAGAGTTGCCTTGCCTGTTTTTATTAAATCTCTTAGCCAGGCAGTAGGTAAGAGAAGTCTTAAATCATTTGCCTCAAAATTCTTTAAATAATAGCTATAATAGGCGGGTTGACGACATTTTTGACAATCTACTCCCATGAGCCGCGCCCACTCATCCTTGGGCCAAAAATCAAGCTGATTATAGTGCCCACAATTCTCACATCTCAATTTGGGATACTGTTCTCCCTCTTTCTTTTTAGGTAACACCGGCAAATCCAAGACATCATCAAGCGTTAATGTTTCCTTAAATTCTACTGGCTCCTCTAATGCTTCTGGCATATTCTCACGTTTTTTTAAAATCCTTTCGTCTTTTTTAATGCGGACAAAGTAAGTATCTATTTTATCTTGGCCTATTAACCTTTTCTGTCTCCCCTTCTTGCTTCTATGCTCCCGGTGAGGGAATCCACCGTGCAGACCATATACCGGAACCGTTACCCTCACTCTTGCCATAATAGTTTATTTAGTTAACAAAATTTATCTTCATAACCAAATAACAAGCCACCCCATAATGCATACCTATAAAACCTTCCTGATCTGCATTATCTAGCTGTTCTTGGGTCCACCAACCTACCACATTCCATTCGCCCCTATTTAAAATAAAACATGGTGATTGATTCATACTATCTGCGTAATTCATTTTTAACGGTAATGATCAATTTCTCGCCACTCATCTGCATGTCTATGGTTTTTTGGACCTCTAAAATAACCCCAGCAATTATTTCTGACTTTCTCTCATCTAACCGTTTCTTAGCTTTTTCAAATTCTTCATTCATTGCCCTTTCAATTTGAACATCAATAGCTCTTTTAATAAAATTTGGTAATAGCTTATTATCTGATTGATCTGCTAGCATAAAAATATTATTGATTTAAATGGGGTTTTTTAGGCTATCCCCAAGCCTCGGCGCCTATCGCCTTCCCTCCTTCTTCGTGAGCCACAGGCCAGTCAAGAGACTGACACCGATGGCGATAAAGAGCTTGCCTAGACATTCGGTGGCTTTACGCATACCGCTCCTTTTGGGGGTCTATACACTTCTCTAAAACCACACCACTTACACCAGCGTTGAGTTGAACCATCATCAAACGGACCAATTATAGGGGCGTAATGCCAGTCGTACTTATGCGCCAGCTTCTTAAACCAGCGATAGATTATTCCTTTTATAGTCATATAGTTATAATTTAATAATTTCTACCTCTATAATCCCCTTACTTAATGAGGCAAGTTGGTTAAAAGCCGCGCTTGATAAATCGATAATATTCCCTGTCCATTCCTCTGGGCCGTAGTCATTGACTCGGACTTTAACGCATTTATTTATATTGGTTGAATTATCTGGTTGATTAAGAAAAATTTTATCTTCCTTTTCTCGCGCAACTACTTCTCTAATATCGTTTATGGTTGCTTCTTTATCAATTCTACAAACTAATAACTTCATCCCTCTCGGATAATCTCTACTAGCGGCGGTGTAGTTTTCTTTTGAGTAATTGGGGTAACCCTCGAGCTTATAATCGTACCAACTAGCCTTGCCTACACTCCTTTTCAATATCTTACTCAACTCACTAGCTTTCGTTGCTGTAGTCTCAATTTCAGGCTTTGTGTAGTTTTCAAATTGGGTGTTATCAGCCTTAACATCAATAAATATTAGAAAACTTGATAATAATACCCCCACCAAAACCCCAACATTTCCTACCCAAACTAATAATTTTCCAAACTTTATGTTTTTTAGATATAGGATTTTTTTCATAGATTATCTCTTAAATAAACCCTTACATAAATCACTTGGTATCAAAAGTCCCTCAGGATGTTTAGAAATTTTTTTATTCGTCTTTTCTACCCATTTCTCAATTCCCTTTAGGTGTTTAGGATTGTTTGGATTAAAAGGTTCTAACCCATCATCCACATCTGTTTTCTCCATATAAACTAGCATTTAGAACGAAACTAACTTGAGACTAATTAGAAATAAAAGCGTCCTACAGCGGGCCTCGGCCTCATTTCTGGTCTTTTCTACAAATCCAAAACCGCCACCATAATAACCAACCTCAGTGATACCTTCTGAATCCCATCTTTGCTGTAAATGCTCCCACTTATTATCACCAAGATATTTAGGTAATAATTCTCCAAGCTCTGCTACGGTGAAGGCCGACCATATTCCATCTTGATTTGGGTTGGCAAACCCTACCGCTTCAATCTGATATCTTTCCCCAAAAAATTCTACCCAATAAAATAATGAATTTTGTGGCACTCCTTCCTCTTTTAATTGTTTAGCCAATTCTAGGCTGATGACTTGATCTTGAAGTTGCATATTGTTTAGAGATTAACTAAATCCTCAGGCTTTAATACTCTCCGACCATTGCCACCCGTTAATTGTTCAAACAATTTTTCGGCCTTTTCGAGGTCTTGAGTTGGGAAACTCTGGCTAACCGTATGTTTTAATTTAATTTCTGTCTCCCCCGTTTCAAGCCAAGTAATTGAGTACAGTTCAGTTGATTCACCACTGCTACAAATACTACTGCTTAGATGGTGTTTGATGTGTTCTTTTTTCACACTTCTCCACCTCCCAACAATTTAAAATCTTTATTCTCTCCACTCTCCAAATTATTCCGGTACTGCGGCAACAGGGCCTCTCCCATTGTCCTAGAATTGCCCATCTTATCGGTTATAATGAGGTGAGACATAAACTCTTGCTCAAATTCGGTTAGACCGCGTCCTATGGCGATAAATTTGGCTTTGAGGTGGTTTGCTAAGATCCGGTGCAAAATATTAAATTCCTTCTCGCGCTTCTCCTCGTTATCTCCCTGGTATGTAATCGGCACCACAATCCGGACCGCCCGGGGCTTGCCTTCGTCTATCGTTACCAAAAACTCCAAAGCAAATTTATCTTTTAGGTTGGTAAACCGGATATCAAATATATTGAGCTGGTTGAGCATTTTACAGATTTGGGTTTGAGACTTTGACCAATGTACATCGGTGCCCTTATAGGCGTTTTTGATCCAAGGTGGTGTAATCATACTAAAACTAAATTAGGGCTTACTTAATAATTTTTTCATATTTTCCTGCATTTTTTGCTCCCAATCTAAAGGTGGTTGAGTAAAGGTAAATTCAAAGGATTTAAGAGTGTCTTGGGTAAACTGTTCGGGTAAATCAGCGGAGTCTTCATAACTATTACAAGAACAATGTGATTGATACTCCCAGCGCAATACTCCATCCTTAGTAATACCAACCTGGGACTGACTACCCTCATAGCCTTCATCTTTATCAGATACAAAGATCCAAATTAAATTAGGATTATCCCACCAAATTTCGCCGATCTTAGTTTTTCCACCAGCGCCATATTCGGCTTTTTCTACAATAAAATTGTTGCGGATTTTATTCCAATTTTTAACAACCTTTTGAATAAGCTTTTGTGTCTCCGAGGCTAATTTTACATTTTCCATATATACTAATTAGATAATGTTAAATGTCCTTTATAATTCACCTCCGCTACTAGAAAATGGCCATACCGTTGCCAACCCCTCGGATCAGGAAACAACTCAAACCTAGCTGTAAAGTCTTGAATCGGCTTTTTATAAAACTTAGCCATTTTTTTGATCTCCTCTAAGAGTTCCGTATCCACCTCATGACCGGCTAATCTTATCTTTGGATGAAAGGGTATGTGGGTAGTTAAGATCTTCTTAGGCATATTAAGGATTGTTAGATTTACTTTTCTCAAAAGCTATATAGGCCGATTGAAAATCGGGAAATTTTTTAACAATTAGCTTCTTCATCTGCTCAAATTTATCTCCCCCATTTTGAAAATCCAACAGCAACTCACTATTAACACAAGACGCATGCGCCTCTAATCCCTGTTCCCAAATAAAGTCATAAAACTCAACCAATACATTAAGCCAATTAGTTCCCGGAGGGGTTGAAATTTCCAATGCCATTGTCATACTACTTTTTTAATGATTTAGTCAGTTCTTTGATAACTAATATCTGCATAGCGTCGTCTTTCTTGTGGTAGGTTTGAGTGCGGATCATCAGCCAATTATACTTTTGCTCTCCCAACTGTTTCAGCTTCCACTGTTCAAGGGTTTTTTGGCCGTCTGGGTGGGTTTCTACAAAGTAATGACACTTCGCGCACACCCAATCACAATTCTCCGGATCAAAGCGGACCGATTCATGGCGGCGCTTTTGAAAATGACTGTTTTGAGATCCCTTCTCTCCTCTGAAACATTTAAAGTTATATTGGCACAAGCCATTATCCCGAGCTTTGATATACTGGGACATTAACTTATCAGCACGGCGTATTTTGACTTTGAACCAGGTAGACATAAGTTATGTATTTTTCTTTACAACTACATCAATTTGATCTAAAAACTCCCTTTCATTCTTTGCTATAAAATCTTCAATAACAGTATAATTTTCCTTAAATTCCAGGACATGCTCATCACACAAATGGAATCCTTTTTTTGACCAGCAACGAATTTTTAAAGAGGAAAAGCCGGTAAACTTATTTTCACTATCAATTTTCTCGACTAGACGGCCACAGCCGCGTCTATCACAGTACAAAATCTCTCTTTTGCTCATACAAATAATAATCTAGGGGATTGTGAATTAAATTTATTCTGCCTCTACTACATTCCAGTCAAATGCAAGTAGGCATGTTTGACTTGGATTCCAAGGCACAACATTACCCTGGGCGGTTTTCATAGCGATATATGCACCATAAGGCACCATCTCGCCAAACTCTTTTTTGGCTATCTCGGTTTGGGCCGGATAATCATTTGGACCGACTAAATACAAATACATACCCTTGCCATTCCAATTTTTACGATATAGGGCTTTACCTTCTCTTAACATCTCTAAGGCCCAACTAAAACTTCCACCTTCTTCTGATAATTTTGATTTTTCACCATCCATATATTTTTGAATTAATCCCCTAGATTATTTAACCTTTATAAAACTGCTCTGCCTCCCCATAGGTGGCACACACCTGGCTTTTTCCACTTCGGAAACAAATTACACTCCCCACATGGCTTAAAAACCAATCTAAAGCCTCAGCGAGTGAGTACACCTCCTCCATAGGATCAGACTGTCTATTTAATAAAACTTAGAATATGGGCCACTACATCAGCATTAAAGGCGTTTCCAAGCATTTTATATCGTTGTGTATCAGAACATCCGGCGGTATAGTTATCAGGCACACATTGCAATCTTTCGCATTCCATAGGAGTTAATCGCCTGACCTTGCCATACACTTCGTACAATCCTGTTTTTGCCCCTCTCCCCCCCCCATTAGCAGATAGCGCGACCGATCTGTCTCCCTGTCCTCCACTGTTTAAGGTGCCAACTCGAATTGTTGTCATGCCATCATTTCCAGATCCTTTGAACATCGTGGCGGTTAGGGCCTTCGATTTTTCGTTTCCACCGCGGATAGATTTATAAATTCTCCAATTATTGATATTGGTGCAGATATATTTTTCATCTACCTGTTCCAATAAAATATCTTTTAAATAAATTCCCCGATCCTCCGGCAACACCACATTTAGTATATTTGTCCAAAACAACCTTTTTCTTGTTTGAGCCGATACTAGGGCGGCGTTAATCAATATTGGCTGTACTCCCAACTCTCTACTAATTTCTTCTTTGGCTTCCTGGGGCATTGAGGCTACATTTTCAAGGATAAAGTATTTTGGCTTCATCTCTCTTAAGATCCGCAAATACTCATAAAACAATCCACTTCTTGCCCCTTTCAAACCCTCCCTATTTTTCTTGGCTACTGACAAATCTTGGCAAGGACTACCACCTATCAACAAATCAAGCCCCCAATTATGATAACCAGCTATCCACTTGTCATTTACTCCCCTAACATCACCAACTTGTATTGTGCTAGGATAATTCTTTAGGGCTGTTTGGACAGCATATTTATCTATCTCACTTGCAAAATATTCTTCTACAGGTATTTTTGCTTTTTCTAGTGCCACTCGAGCACAAGATATTCCATCAAATAAACTTAAAACTTTCATATAAATTTCATAAAACAAACCCAATGTGTTTTTTGTTGCTTTCCGGACTTATGGCCGAATAAAGGTTTTACCGGCGTTAGGGCCAATACTTCACGCAGTGGTATGTCAAATTCAGACCATTTAAAAATCAGCACACCACTTGTTTTAAGCACTCGGAAACATTCACTAAAACCATTAGCCAGATCATCCTTCCAAGTCTTCTTATCCAACTCACCATACTTATCGGCCATCCAACTATTTTTTCCGCCTCTTTTTTTAATATGGGGGGGGTCGAACACTACTAAAGAAAAACTATCATCCGGCAATTCTAGTTTTCTAAAATCCATTACCTTATCCGGTTTAACTTCCAAAGTTGCTCCATTTGTCATTTTCTTAGGTGGCATAATTCTAATATCTAAAAACAGGGTATTCGGATTTCTTTTATCAAACCAAAACATTCGGCCACCGCAACATACATCTAGAATTTGTTTTTTTGAGTTTTCCATTTTACTCAGTTAATTCTCTAATTTTGTTTTCCAACTCCTCATTACGATTTGACAGGATCATATTCTGATCTTTTAACCTTCTAAAATCCCTGTCTAATAAAAGCCCACCAACCTCTACAAAGATCTCCGGCCAGGTTGGTACCTTATTTTCTTCCCTAAAATCACCAATACTACGACTATAAAAGGGGTGCTTTTGGGTCGTCCAGCCAAACGCTTTGGCAAATTCCTTTCTCAGATCAAGGTCTTTCTGTATGTATTTATCTTCTACCTCTCCGGCAAGAAGCTGATATTTTTTAACATCCTCGGCCATTTGAACTGCCTCGCTCAGTAGTTCATCTCTTGTTTTTTGTTTAGGCATATTTTTATAAATTAATGATTTCCTTTTTTGTTTGACACAAAAATACATGTCGTTCGTAGCTCCCCGGCCTTTCCTCCACGACCTTTACCCAGCCTTGGCCAGTATTGCCCATGTAGTACGTTCGATTACACTTCTCACAAACATGCGGCTCCATCAGGTTTATGGTGGCTGACATTTTCTCGGTTCCTGCTAGGTTGACGTGTTTGAGGATCGGCGTTGTATCTAATTGTGTTTGTTCATCGGTCATACGAATTTTGGTAATTATTTAGATATTCTTGATTACTGTGAGATGATTTGATTTTTTTAGGCCGGCTCTGAATATTCGCGACTATCTTTTTAAACTTGGCTATTGAGATTCCGAAGCCGCATTGACATTTAATAAACTCTGTTTTGAAGCCGGTCAGTTGCTTGCTACATTCCGGGCATTTATTTTCGGTTAGGCGGTACCAGCGCATATTAAGGGATTGGTAAATTAGGCAATAACTTCCCGATCGGCACAAAACCCTCTCCGTATCGTCGCGAGTTGTCCACATCGTTATTGTTATATTTATATAACTCTCTATCTCTATCTTTACTTTGTGGTGTTGTTTCTTCCAAAACCCCCCTCTCCTCCCTAGTTTCTGATTCAGAAACTCCTCTATTACGATATTGTTGTCGCATTAACTCTCTTTTCTGCAACATCGGGTCTAAATCCTTAATAAGTTGTTCACAGGTGAAATTGACTTTATCCACAGTCTGTAAGTAGCCAATATCCGTACAAAAATTTACGATATTCATCATCTCCGTGGTGGTAACTCCCAGATCACCGGCAATTAGTTCCGCGTCCGCTCCTTGGATTTTTAAATAAAAATTATCCGAGGCGGCGATCATCTCTTTGAGCATGGTAATTACTGAGTAACCAACATGACCAAATCGATTTCTGATCGCCTTATTCTCCCTAGTGTTACGCTCCTCAACAATGTGAGGAAAGTAGTCGGCATTATTTTTTCTTGGTCTAGCCATACGGCGAATATCACAAAACACCCTTAACTTTGGGCGAAATTTAAATAAATAAATTGAAATAGCATAATAGCCGACAAGCTAACTATTTAATTTAGTTGCGGGGGCTGGAATCGAACCAGCGTTATTGCGATTATGAGCCGCACGCCTAACCACTAGGCTACCCCGCTATCTTGGGCCAACTGTGGGTTATTTTGGACGGCACCATACGGGTGTCATTGTCCTATTTGGCCCAACAGTTAGCCCGTGGCTACTGGTGAATTTTGATTTTGACATTTGATACAAAGGGCGTTTGGTTGAAAATCAAAGAATTTTAATATCCCCTCATCTATCTCATTACTCCCGCAATTTGCGCAACCAAACCGGCAAATATTTTTTAAGCACAGCATGGTTGGCCCCGGCTTATCCTCAAAAGCGTCCCGAAGGTTTGGAAAAAATCTCTTTGCCTTCTCGAGTGCCTGTTTATTCTGAAACAGATATTTAAGCTCCATACTGGCTATTTAAGTACGCGCATGACGGTATTGGCTTGCCAACTCCACCAACTGTTCCAATAGCCGGATCTCCCCTCTACTGCCACCTGGGCCATGCTCATGCTTAAAATCCACAGATCGATGATCAAGAGCAAGAGAAGGCCATTGCCTATCGTTTTAATGGTTTTTTCCATATTTTTTGAAATATAAATTAAAAAAGCCCCATTTTTTGGGACTTCTTCTAAATTTGACCTTTATTTTGCGTTTTAAGGCCTGCTACTGCCTACCATGACACTTCTTTATACTTTTAAGGTGTTCCGCAGTGGTAGGGTGGCAAATTTGCAACTTTAACGCTATTTAGATGAAGTCCCGCCGCTCACTTTCCCTAATAATCACTTTTTGGGTGCCGATCAGAGAAAGCAAGCGGGTGATTTTGATTTTCAAGGTGCCTATTTTTTACTTTCCTTGGATTTTTGAAAATATAATTTAACCGCCTCCCGGACAACCACGCTAATACTCACTCTACGCTTAAAGGCTTCGGTGCGTAATTGATCAAATTCTTTTTCGCTGACTAACGTATGCAGATTTTTATTTAACATAAAATTGGTGTATGAAATAATCATATACCTAACACATTAACAGGTCAACAGGTTATCTGTGTATAAGTCTATCTGACACGCACCCTATTTGATAAAACTCGCAGTCGCTTGAGTTCGTTTTGCATGGTTTGCCACTCCATTGGTGAAATGATTTTTTGTGTTTCTTTTTCTTCTTTTTTTGATAAAAATTTTCTGCCGGTCTCGATGAGTTCCTGGCCGCTTAATTGAGTATAGCGGTACGAGCTTTGTAGCGAGCGGTGGCCGAGCACGCTTGAAATATTACTATTGTTTGCTCCCCGGGCACTCATGTCGTGGCCCTTATGATGACGGAAGCTATGAGCATTGGCACAAGGCATACCTGCTTTGTATGAATACCGGCGCAACATCTCCCCCACTCCCTTAATGGAAAATCGTTGGCCTTGTTTGGCTCCCACTCGTCCACCGGCCATAACGGAAATAAAGACAGCCTCCTGGTCTCTAAAAATAAATACGCTCTTTAATCGCTCCCGAGTTTTAAGCCATAGGATTAGGTTGTCGTTGGTTGCTTGAGACCAAATCAACCGCCGGAAAGGGTGGGTACCTTTCAATTTCTCTGTTTTTATTACGGCCGTCATTTCTTCCAAGTTGAGATCGTTGATATTGAGCGATAGGATCTCCCCATTACGCGCGCCGGTATCCCATAATAAATTTATAATGGCCCGGTTGCGGATCTCCCGAGAATCCCTTGTGTTGGCTGGGATGACAGCTAACAGTTTTTTATATTCCTCCTCAGTAATAATCCGGGCCTGTTTATATTCCATCTCTGGTACTGGGATCAGCCATGGATCTACAACTTTCAACCCTTTATGTTGATAATATTCAAACAATTTTCTAAGTGCTATTGCCCGCGGTATGAATGAGTTTGTGTCATATCCTATCTCCCGCATTAGTTCAAACCACAGCACAATATCCGTATCCTTAACCCGTTCAAGACTGCAATTATGCATAAAGACACAAAATTGTCGTAAAATCTGATCATAGCCCTTGATAGTCGTAGATTTTACATTGAGACTTTTCCATCCCTTAAATTGACATACCGCGTCTGATAATTTCATATAATTAAAAAAACCTGCCTCCTTTATACGCTCATGCTGGCGATCAGACCAGTAGAGGAGTTTCAAAGGGGCAGGTTTTTGCTTTCAAGCTTTCGCTGTCCAGCATTTGTTAGTATAACAAAAAAATCTGCTTTCATGAAACACTTGTCTGATCGCCTCGTAAGAGGTGGGTTTCCCCACAAGTGAATAATATTCAAGGTGTAGCATACTTTCCTTTTTTTGTCAATCTGATATACTAAAAAATCTATGTTTAATCTCCTTTGGCCGTTTATTATTTTTACTGGAAAAATTGCGCTAATTATTTTGGTTATCGTAGTGGTCGTTGAGGGTTTTGGTCAAGTTATGAAAAATCGAGGCTACAAAGGGATCAAATATAGTCGCGGTATCTTCGGTGGTAAGAGGAAAATATAACTTATCCACAATTAAATATTGCCATCAAAAAAACCGCCGTGGTATAATGTCAACATCAAAAGTTAAACAATTAGGACATCACAGCAAACAAGCCTATTAAAAGTTCGGGCACGGGTTTTTCAAACGAAAAACTTTTGACCCGACCACCTACCCTTAGAGTGATGTCCGAGGGGAAAGTGAGCCCGAACTTTTAGTAGGTTTTATTTTTACCACTCCTATCCTATCCATCTATCGCGAGGATTGATAGGTTGGGGTGGTAAATCCCAAAGGTTACTTCACCTTCATTCGTAGGTCGAACCCGAGTACATCGGGTGGAATGTCAAGAAGTAGAAATGTAGATCATAACACTATGACTGCTTTCAAAATAGGTCGAGACGCCAAGTCCGGTGAATTTATCCCAGTGCGAGAAGCACAAAGGAGAAAATCCACGGCTGTCGTTGAGACTATTCGACGTTAGTATGGTTTGGCCAGAGGCCAGGCCGCTGTTTCCCAAGCCAACATTTCCCTTGTTGCCTCCGATAGTTTGGAAATAGGGGTTTAGGAAAATTACAAAACCGCCCTGATCAGGCGGCTGAGTAATCCACTTGTTAGAACCAAGTGTCAGTAAATTGTACGAACTCCCTACGCAACCCAGCGTAGGGTTTTCTTTTTGACTTTTTTATTTTATTGAGGTGTAGACAACAAAAAAACCGCCCGCACCTCTCTCATTTCAATTGTATAGTTCAAACTAACAGACTTTGTCCGGACTGTCAATGCAAGACCGGACCAGAAATTCTTACACTCATATTATACCACAACCCCCCTGCCGGCTTGTCAAGGGTTGTACGCCGGCACTTATCCACAAAGTTAAATTGCCTATTACTATTGACATTTTGGCTGGACTGGTGTAAGGTAAAGCGTTATTATAAACATATATGAATATTCAAAATGAATTTTCAAAACTAAAACCCCTAGAAAAGGTCATTATCATTGCCTTCCTATTTGGTATTTTGTTTATAATCTTTACGGCAGGCAGAGGGGTATTTAACCTCTTTAAAAGCGACGAGGCGAAAGCATTAGCATGTTATGATAAATTCGCCAACAATCCATACCAAGATGGTACCGGACACTATGCTGGATGGGTATGGTCTTATGATAAACAGGTTAGTACGTGTGGTGGAAAGTCCAACTCTTTTATTGAAGGTTGTGAGGCGAATTTGAAGGCACGGACAAAACTACGAGCCTGTTTGAATAAAATATAAGACAATGGATCAATATCCAATAGTTTTCTTTACTCGTTGGAACGCCTTTTTTTCTTCATCACTTAAACTCTCCCAAATCTTTAGGGCCTCATCTTCACGGCCTTTATCACGTAATTCATAAAGTTGTTTTACAACCTTTAACATTTTTGTCTCATTCTGGTTTTCCCTCTCCCTTTTGGCCTCGTCCTTTAGTTTTTTAAAAACCTCTTTCTCATTATCAGATAGTTGGTTCCATAACGCAGTTGCCTCCTCCTTTTTACCTTCCTGTTGTAATCGCCATGCCTCATCATAAATTGGACGGATTCTATCCTT